CTGCATGGTTGACTACGGGCATGTCAACCCGGTTGTCCACTGATATATGTACGTAACTGTCTTGTTTGTTGGTGGTATTACGGTGTTTGTGGTGGTTTGTGGGGGGTTGGTTTCGGACATGCTTGCCCTTTAGGGTGGGGGGGTGCCGATTTTGCCTTTTCGGTGCTGAGGGGCCTGGTAGTCAGTCGTTTCGGGCTACCAGAGGCTGTCCTGAGTCTTGTGGGACTTGAGGTGGGGGGGTTTCGGTGGTAGTCTCCGATGGTGGTCGTGATGCCGCTAGGCTAGTCGTGAGCGTTCCGCTCCGCAAGTCGATCAGGGAGCCCTCTGCTATGCGGGGGGTTCTCTGCGTGTTACCGTTGTTTTTATGATGTGTGGTGTGTGTGGTGATGTGATTCGTTTTACGGGCTGGGTGCAGCTGTCTTTGGATGAGTCGTATTCGGTGTGGTTTACGGGTGCTGAGTGTTTGTGTGGGTATTCGGTGTATGAGGCGAAGGTTGTAGAGTCTGTGCATGACGAAGCGTAGGTATCAACCTATTTATGGTCGTAAGTGTGCTGATTGTGGGAAGGCTCTTGGGGCTACTCGACGGTCGAATGCGAAGTATTGTGATGCGAAGTGTCGTTTGGCTGCGAAGGAGCAGCGGAAGTTGGAGCGGGTTCGTTTGGTGACGGCTGCGGTTGTTGCTGCTGAGGATGGCGACGAGTTGGGGCGTACAGGGCCGGTGTACAGGTCGTGTATTGAGCGTGGCTATTTTCATGATATTCATTCGGATCAGAAGTCGATGACTGATGTTGCTGTGTTGTTGGGGGTTTCGACGGCTGCGGTGTCTCGGGCGTTCAAGGCGTGGTTGACTGAGGAGGCTTCGCAACGGATTGCTGATGCTTGGGTGATGGAATCTAGGTATGTGTCGATGTTGCCTGTTGAGAAAATTGCGGCTTTGCGGCTTTTGGCTCCCACTGCTGCCGAGGTTGACGGTTTGATTACGGAATGCCTTGACGAGTTTTGGCGGTTTGAGCACGAGTTCATAACTATCGGATCGGCTCAGGATTTGTTCATTGTGAAACCGTTTCATCGTGAATCGGTTGCTGCAATGTTCAAAGCGTTTCTGTGGGGTAGACGTACTTTGATCCTGACTCCGCCGAGGCATGGGAAGTCGGAGATGGTGCTGCGTTTCATAACGTGGATCATCATCATGTTTCCAAATATTCAGGTGTTGTGGGTCGCTGCGAACCTTGATTTGGCTGAGAACATGTGTACTAAGTTGAAAGGCATTTTCCAAAAATCTGAGGCGTTGCAGTCGGCGTTCCTTCCTCCCCGTAAAAAGTTTGGTGACGATAATGCCCCGAGGTGGCGTGGCACGTCGTTCACGTTGTATACCCGCACTGATTACACGTTGACTTCTCCGACGTTCACGGCCCTTGGGTCGTCTGCAACGATTGCTGGTAGGAACGCAGACTGGATCGGGATCGATGACCTTGAGGAACGTAAAACGATTGAGACTGCAGATTTGCGTGCGAAGTCTCGTCGGAAACATGCCGAAATTATGGAACGGCAGGAAGACCATACAGGTGTTTGCACTATCGCATCGAGGCAGCACCCTGACGACATTCCGCATCATTTGATGGAGATGGAAGGGTCATCGGCTTGGCATGTGTTGGTGTTCCCTGCCCATGACGAAGATTGTGAAGAAGACCCAGATGACTGGGATGTTTTGTTGGAGATCCTTGACACGGGTGGTGTGTTGACGAAACATCTCGGTTGCATGTTGATGCCTGAAATCAGGTCGTATGACTGGTTGATGCAGCAGAGGGACGGCACGGCAGCTTTAGGTATGCCAGGTCATTTCCCGTTGCGGTATTTGCAGAAACCGGTCCCTGTTGAGGGAACCATTTTCGATATACCGTTGATTAGGGAAAAGTGTCTTGACAAGTCGAGGGGTGTCGGCATGGACGAGTTACCTCCAATGACTCTTGTTGCCGGTTTGGATCCTGCCCCAAGGGGGACACAGGCAGCGTTCTGTTGGGGGTGGCTCAACGGCACCTTGTACATGATTGACCTCGAAACGCAGGAGGGTGGCGGTGTTGATGGGGCTCACGAGATTTTGGCGAAATGGGACGACGCTTACGATTTGAAAACTTGGTTCCATGAGGACAACTCGGGTCAGATCGATGCGTGGAAGAACGACAAGGCGTATCAGAAAATGATCCGTGACCGTCACTTAGATGTGAAGGAACATACGACAGGGAAAAATAAGCAGCATCCAGAGTTCGGGATCTCCGCTATGGCGACGTGGTACCACGCTGGGCGTATCTCGTTGCCGTATGGGACTGCTGAGGCTCGACGCAAAGTGAAGGAACTGTTGCGTCAGCTCGAGTTGTGGACAACGGATGGTGTGACGAAGCGTGGCGTGAAAACTGACATCAAGATGGCTCACTGGTTTCCGTTCCCAACGATCCAGAAATGGGACACGGAACGTAAGGGCGACATCAAACTTGTTCTCATGTCTGACCAGTCGTACCCTACCCTAGATAGCAACCAGCCGTCGTGGGGTTCGACCCCGTACCCAGGAGGGTGACGTGAAAGAATTGTGGACACCGACCGAAACGCATCAGCGTCGAGCGATGCCAACTGTTCGCAAGAAAGATGGCGGCACCCATTTCGATGACGAACTCGAAACGGAAGCTGTGGTGGCGAAACGGTACGCTGATGATGTCAAAGAACTTCTCCGGCATCTGAATCAGCGACCGGATCATGTAGTGCTTGTAGGATCTGTTGAGGAACGTGACCAGTTGCGTCAAGTATTCAACTACTGGAAACGGCAGGGTGCGTTGATGCACAACCCGAACATCCGTATCGATTACGGTATCGTTGAGGGAGCTATCAGAGTCGGAGATGGCCGATGAAAACAGTTGACGAAATCATTGAACGGGCAACTGTCCTCAAGAAGATGGCTGACGACAGCGACCGTCAACGTATCCGTGCCGTCATGAACGGCGGAGCGAAAGGGGTACAGGCTGTATTGCGGCGTGGCGGTCCCGGTTCCCCACTCCGCCAGTCAGGGTCAGGTACAGGGAAAGGATCAGACCCCGGTTTCGGTGTTGACCTCCCCACTGCCAACATCATGTACAGCTCGCTTGAAAGGTTGGCGCAACGTATCGGTCGCCCACCCACGTTGAAGACAGACATGATCCCAACCAAGGACACTGAACCTGCAAGGTATAGGGCTGAGAAGCGTGGCCGCATCGTTGCCGGCTGGGACGACATTGCACGCATGGAGATGCAGTATCCCCAGATCGGGAGGTGGCTCCCCGGTTACGGTTTCGTGTTCCATACGATCCGTGAACGCCCGTTCGGTGGCACCACGTATCCGGTGGCAGAGTTGCGTGACCCATATGATGTGTATCCCGGCATGTGGGGACCGGATCAGCAACCATCGGAGGTAGCTGTGTACCGGCATCTGTCATTCAAGGAACTAAAAGCCTGCTATCCGACTCAGGGCGAAGCAATGGAGCAGCGACGGGTTGCTAAGACGGGACACAATTCGTTGCCGATCATTGGGCAGCTCGGGTCGTGGGAAGGGAACCCTGCTAATCCTGTCACCCTCATCGAGTATTATGACAACGAAGGCACCTACATGGTGTGTCCTGAACTCGGTATGCAACTCGGTTTCCTTCCGAACCCGTTGACTTCTGGGCCTGCTTTCGTGATGACGAAACGGTTCTCATTCGATCAGCTCCAATCCCAGTTCCATCATGTGTTCGGTTTGATGGCGATGATGGCGAAACTCAACATTCTGGGTCTTATCGGTATCGAAGATTCCACGTTCCGTGAGACAAACATTTTTGGTGAAATGATTGGCGACACGTATGAACGTGGCCGTCTCGCTGTCAACGAATTCGAGCCAGGGGCAAGAGTTGAGAAACCGACGTCGGATCAGTTGAATCAGACTTGGCAAGCGATCAACATTTTGGAACGCCAATTCAGGATTGTTGCCGGTTACGACGTTGCACAGGACGGGCAATCCCCCAACAGCTTCGCTACGGGTGAAGGCATCAAAGAACTTGGTTCGTCTGCGGATCTGAACGTCAAGGAATACCAGACCGCTATCCGTCACTCGATGGAACTCATCGACCGTAAACGTCTCGAATGGGAAGAAGTGCTTCACGGCTCTGAGAAGAAAAAGGTGTTCTGGTTTGAGGGTTCCAAGGCGCAAGAAGAAACGTATATCCCGAAGAAGGACATTGCAGGTGACTACCGGACGAACCGTGAATATGGAGCGATGGCGAGCTTTGACGAAAACTCGAAGATCATTGCTGGGCTTCAACTCATGCAAGCCAAAGTTATTGACAGGCGCACGTTGCAGGACAATCTTGATGGGCTCAAGAACACGTCGCTTATCAACGAACGCATTGACGAGGATCAAGCGAAAGAGATGCTGATCAGTTCGTTGGGGCAACGCTCTGCGGAACGTGACCCTGCCGCAACGTTGGCTCTGGTCGAGATCATGGATTCCGGTCGGGGAGCGAAAGAAACGTTGAAGAAATTGTTCACCACTGAAGAACCAGAGATGTCTCCTGAGGAGATGGCACTGGTTGGTGGGGGTACTGAACCTGTTGAGGGTGGACCGCCACCGGCGGTGCAAACCATTCTTGCCCAGATGGAAGCGGAAGGCGGCGGTGCAATGTCCGTCGGACGGATGTAAGGGTTGACATGAAGGATTATCACAAACCATCGATTACAAGAGGCGTTCTCGAGGAGAAAGCTGAGAAGGCTCCTGTGAAGAAGACTGCGAAGAAGGCTCCTGTCAAGAAGAAGGCTAAGAAGTAGGGGACCACCTGATGTCGAACTACTTGCACTTCGATGGCACTGCGGACAACTATGTGCGTGCCACCGTCACTGACATGGACGGTGAAGACCAGTTCGATATACGGTACGACATCGAACCCACAGCCCTGTCCGGTGCTTCCGGTGAACAGCGGGTAGCTGGCGATTCCAACGCAGTGGTATATCTGGAATTACTTAATGACAACTTACGGTTCAGCAGCTTCGACGGCGCAAATCATGTTTTCGATAGTTCTGCGGATGTGCCATATTCGGCAGGTGACCGTTTCCAAGTCAGGGCCGTAGCCGACTTCACATCAAATCCGCTGCTCGTAGATTTCTATACTCGTGATTCCGGCACTGACCTTGCTGTGAATACTGGTTGGAATGCACTCGGTGCCCAGCAGACAGAGGCCGACACGTTTACGGGTGTAGCCTCCTTTACTCAGACTAATTACGATATCGGTAATGGTCAGGGTGCAGCGACGCAGCCTATCGTCGGTGGCATTTATCAAGTCCTATGTATGTACGACCACGACAACAAGATATTCGCTGACGTAGACCTCAGAGTTCTCACCGCTGCCGAACTTGCCGCAGGAGAGTTCGTTGCAGACGACTCCCTCACATGGACATTCACTGGTGACGAATGGGCGTATGTGCGTCCACTCACGTCCGGTGTCTTGGCTGACGCCGAACTGTTACTCATGGCCGACGACGGCAACGAAGGCTATTCCCCGAAGTGGGCTGACAGGTCAGGGAACGATCATCATGCACAGCTCGGTTCTGCTGCCGGTGACGATGTGAACGATCCTGAATCGTTGCCGTGGGCCGGTCAGAACCATGTGAAGTTGTCGGGAGTGGCAGACAACTTCATGTCTACCCCTGTTGTGAACCTGCTCGACGCTGACACAGCGCACACCTACCAGTCGATTGGTAACTGGATATCCAATACTGGCCCCGCTGCAACGCACGAAATAGACGTTGACGCTTTCGGTGGAATGGCAGCGGTTAACACGCCCACAAGCTCAACAGTGTTCCTGAAAACATCTGCTAGCGCAGCTGTTAATCCTTCTGTTACAGCAACCAATGAGTACACGCTGATCGGTTCCGTCAAGATAGATAGCACTGGTCCTACAGAGAATGTGAGAATGGCAATCGACTGGAGGGACGTAGGCGATACTTCGCTCGGCGTTGACCAAGGTTCACCTACAGCGCTGGTCGTTGGCGAATATGTCCATTCGGCAATTACGGCAACGGCTCCCACTGACGCTGTATATGCCCGCACCTTCATCTATGCCGGGTCAGATGAAGACTTCGACGGAACTCAGGAATGGTCCTTGTCGAAATCATGTTTCCGTGAAGGTGCCGATACGACGTTTGTTCCGTCCCAGAAGCTCAATCAAGACCTCGACGTACGGATCAAGTTCAACGACCCGGACTATGCCAGCACGAACGGCCTCATGGCGGGGAAATGGACCGGAGGCCCATCAACCGAGTCGTGGGGCATACGGCGAAGCGTAAATGGGGTTATCAGTTTCGATATGTGCGATGGATCGACGGAATGGTGGGGGGAGAACAACACGCTTCCGGGAGGTATCACCTATTTCAAGGCGCTGCTCGATCTGGGAGCGGCCGAGGTCAGAACCTACGTCACGAACGACCCCGCCGACTGGGGATCGCCGGTTACTGATTCGACTGTGGGTGCCGTCCTGAATGGGAACAACACGGAACTGAACGTCGGATGTTCGGACGTGAATCAGACATTCTTTGACGGTGACATTTACTGGATGGAATTGAGAGACGGAATCGACGGTCCTGTGGTGGCACGTTATTCCGCAGCTGATGCTGCCGAACCGTTCGCTACACAGGTAGGTGCTGTTGACAGCCTGACTTGGACATACAACCGTTCAGGTGCTGGCAATCTGTATGTTGTGGATCAGCCCTCGTTCGGGTTGCACACCGACGACTACTTCGACGTACCGGATCATGCGGGATTGCAGTTTGGCGCTTCTACGGATTCGACATGGATGGTGCTCGCTCGTACTGGTTCTGCTGTTGTTGCAGGCTCACGGCTTCTTTCCAAACGTATCACCGCAGGTTGGGAACTGCATGTCAGTGATGTCGGCGCTGTTGACGACGGAACTGCATTCTTTGGAGATACAGGCAGTTTCGTATTTGCCGATTCGACCAACGATGCTCCGGGAGATTGGGCGTTGAGAGGACATGCGACAGTGTTCACAGGGAGAGAGAACGGTAGTCTCGTTGAAATATTCATTGACGGTACCGTGCGTGACAACGCCAGTACTGTGGGGATGACAGCCAGTTCAGACAGTGGAGGCAATCTTACACTTGGAGCAGGCAACATTGCAGGCTATGACTCATTCCTCGACGGCGAGATCATGGCTGTCGCTATATGGCGTAGAGCACTCACCGATGGTGAAATTGTGGCAGCAGGCAAACAACTACGTTCAAGCTATGGTTCCTTCGTCCGCCCACTCACACAAGAACGACTCATAATCGCAGACGGCATATTTGCCTCGATCTCGAAAGGAGCCTGATGGCTC